TCAGTTTTGTAAATGGTATTCACACGGCAAAGGGTGGCAAGCATGTTGAATATATTTTGGGACAAATTACCAGAAAACTTGTAGCGTTTATTGAAAAAAAAAAGAAGATCTCTGTCAATGCAAACAGCATCAAGGAGCAGCTCGTATTATTCTTGCGATGTGACATTGAAAATCCGGCATTTGACAGTCAAAGCAAGGATTTTATGAACACACCCAGCTCTAAATTCGGCTCTTCATGCGTTGTAAGCGATAAATTCATTGAGAAACTCGCAAAGATGGGAGTCATGGACGCGGCCTGCGCCATCACAGAAGTAAAGGAAAACAAGGCGGCGAAGAAAACTGATGGTGCAAAGACCAAGAATATTCGCGGCATTCCCAAGCTGATTGATGCAAACTGGGCCGGAACCGAGAAATCATCGCAATGCATGATTATCTTTTGTGAGGGTGATTCAGCCAAGGCTGGAATTGTTTCTGGGCTTTCCTCCGAAGATAGAAACACTATTGGCGTTTATCCCATGAAGGGTAAGATTCTCAATGTGCGCGGTGAGCAGGTAAAAAAGATTGCTGAGAATAAAGAGATTGCCGAAATCAAGAAAATTCTTGGTCTTGAAACCGGTAAGGAGTATAACAGTGCAGCCGACATTGCAAAGAACCTGCGATATGGTCGTGTTCTCTTTATGACTGACCAGGACTTGGATGGCAGTCACATCAAGGGCCTCGGTATCAACTTGTTCCAATCTGAATGGCCTAGCTTGGCAAAAATTCCCGACTTTATTGGATTCATGAATACCCCCATTTTGAAGGCGCGCAAGGGTGCTCAAGAATTGGTCTTCTATAATGAAGGTGAATATGAGGCCTGGAAAAAAGATAATGAATCAAAGGGTTGGAAAATTAAATATTATAAAGGTTTGGGCACTAGCACTGGAAAGGAATTCCGCGAATATTTTGAAAAAAAGAAGCTCGTGGGTTTTGCGCATAGTGGAAAAGAAAGTGATGATGCAATTGACATGGTTTTCAACAAGAAACGCGCAGATGATAGAAAGGACTGGCTTGAAGATTATCAGCGCGACAGTTATCTAGATACCAATCAAGAAAGTGTTGTGTATGAGGATTTTATCAACAAGGAATTCATTCACTTCTCCAAGTATGACTGCGACCGCAGTATTCCCAACTTGATGGATGGATTAAAGATTTCGTTGCGCAAGATTCTATTTGCAGCATTCAAGAAAAACTTGACAACTGAAATTAAAGTTGCGCAATTTACTGGTTATGTGTCAGAACACTCTGGATATCATCACGGTGAGGCGTCGTTGAATGCTGCTATTGTTGGAATGGCGCAAAACTTTGTCGGATCTAATAACATCAACTTGTTTGCACCCAACGGACAATTTGGCACGAGATTGCAAGGTGGTAAAGATAGTGCATCGGAAAGATATATCTTCACACAATTGTCTAAAATCACTCGCAGCATTTTCCCAGAGATGGACGACAAGATTCTCAAGTATTTGAATGATGATGGGCTTATTGTTGAGCCGTTGTTCTATGCCCCCATTGTTCCCATGGTTCTTGTGAATGGTTCCAAAGGTATTGGCACTGGTTTTAGCACTGACATCATGTGTTATAACCCATTGGAAATTATTGGATATATAAAGAATAAATTGAATGAAACATCAAATTCCCATTATGATTTTGCACCTTATTACGAGGGATTTGGCGGCAATATTTCAAAGATTTCCGATGGAAAGTTCTTGATCAAGGGCAAGTATGAAAAGCTAGGACAAGATAAAATTCGCATTACTGAATTGCCTGTTGGAACATGGACAGATGATTTTAAGGAATATTTGGAGTCTCTTACAGAAGCAGTTGATAAAGCCGGTAAAAAGGTAACACCTGTTGTCAAGGATTTTGACGATATGAGCAAAGATACTACCGTTGATTTTATTATTACATTGCAAAAAGGTAAGCTTGACGAATTGGAGGCTGTTCATCTAGACAATGAATGCAATGGTCTAGAAAAACAATTCAAGCTATTTACAACTAATAGCAGCACAAATATGCATCTCTTTGATGCGAATGATAAGTTGAAGAAGTATGCAAATGTTTGTGCAATTATTGATGACTACTTTGAAACGAGGTTGGGACTTTATCAGAGTCGCAAGAATTTCATGATTGCTGCAATTTCAAACGAGCTTGTCTTGCTGTCCAATAAATCTAAATACATCAAGGAAAATCTAGATGGCACAATTGATTTGCGTCGCAAGAAGAAGGAAGAGGTGACTCAATTGCTTGCTCAGAAAAATTACGATGTTATTGACGAAGACTTGGATTATAAGTATTTGGTGAAGTTGCCGATGGATAGTGTAACAGAAGAGAATGTTGCAAGATTGTTGAAGGAACATGGTGACAAGGTTGTTGAGTTGGCGAATATCAAGGCAAAGACTGTGCAGCAGATGTGGCTGCAAGAGTTGGAGGTTCTTGAAACTGAATACAATAAATATAGAGAAGAGCGCGAACGATCCATGATGGGAGTTGCAGCCAAGAAGGCTGGTGTAAAGGTTGTCAAGAAGACCAAGCTTGTGTTGTCTGTATAATTAGAAAAAAAATAATGTATATATTATTAATTATTTGTTTTATCAATGACTACTTCTTTTGCAACATTTCTTACTATTTTATTATGTTTTTTATTGTCATCTTCCAACGTGGAACCACCCATTGATTCAATCAATATATGTTGATATTCCAAATGTTTCTTTGTATCAGTATCTTCAGCTGCTGGATTTTCTGCTCTCCATTGAGGTAGCTGCTTTATATTTTTATTTTCAATGCCTTTTATGGCTTGTTTTATTTTTACGTTTTCTCCGTTTTCTTTTTCCCAGGCATCTTTGTCTTTCACATACATTGTTTCTCTCTTCAAGTCACTACAATGAATTGGTCTTTTGAAGATATCAAGGTCCTTCAAGTTGCGAATGAAGATTTTGCTCATTCCTTCTGTGTATCCAACTCTGCCAATCATGTCTAAATCAGATAATTGCAGTTTGATTGTATTGACAAAATCTTCAATATTAAGAGCATCCTTGCATTGCTCGTTTAAAAAGAACTGTAAATTGAAATTATTTGTATTATTATTATGGCAATTTGTATTATTCACAATATTTTTCTCCTTGCAGAGTTCAATCATTTGTTTTTGAAGTTCATTATTACTTTTTAATAATTCCAGTATAAGTTTTTTATCTGACATTATTTCTTCTTCAACGTCTTTTTCTTTTTCTTTTTCTTTTTCTTTTTCCTTTTCGTTTTCCTTTTCATTAGTGCATGTCTTTTTGTGTCTAGACAGTCCCGAAATATATTTATATTTTTTTCCACATTCACACGTATTTATGATTTCGGGATTTTTGGGGGTGGGGATATTACCATTTGTTACCATAATTAGGTTATTTGCATGTTTTGCTGTTAAAACGTGTTTATTCCAATCGCCTTTATGACTGCATGTTACATCACATACATCACATGTAAATATTTTCGGGGATTTTGGGGATTTTTCATTTACCATTGTTACCATTTATATGACAACAGAAAAAACTCCTAAACCTTTTTTGCAAGAAATAGTAAATTTTACGCTCACAAAATTTTTAAGTTTTTAAAAGCAATTTAGAGCATTATGCTCTAAACGCTCCAAAAAACAGCGTTTTCCAAGATTCTTTTCCGTTTTCAAAAAAAGGACATTTTTTTTGTCCTTTTTTCATTTTCACCATTACTTTTGACCCTCGTTTTTCTGCATTCTTCTCTAAGCCCTTTTGGGAATATATATTATAATTCATATTTAAAGATACTTAAAGAACCTTTGCAAGAGCTTTAAATGGTTGCTGCTAAGCCCTATGTTCGAATAGGGTTATACCCTAGGATATCCTTCATTTTACCTTTTGATGTAGAAGATAACGAGAGAAAAAGTATTCCAAATTCAAGGAATAGTTTATCTATTGTCTATTGGAGCGAGCCGGAGCGATAGCGAAGGTGAGCGACTGGAATTCGTAACGTTAGTGAAGGATTCTAGAACCACGGCTTCAATTCCAATTGTTTGTCATTATTTTGCGACATTACTGGAGGATCCATTGGCTTATACATTGTGCTCGCATCAATCAAATATTTATGATACCCAATGGCTTCCGAATATACCTGATGAATGCAATAATCCAAAACAATTTTATTCAACTGTTCTACCTGTTGTTGCACATTTGTTGGCTGATTTGCAGCATTTTGTAAAAAAGTGCTTCGCATAATTATCTTTAGAGTGTCGCCGTCTTGATCACTAATGATAAATTGTCCATTTGATTTATGGAATACACCAGCTCTTATACCATTTTGAATGGTGCGTATATTATTTTGAGAGAAAAAGGTATTGGATAAATCAGTATTATCCCACAATCCTTCGGTAGGATTCCTAAAAGTTGCACATTGATTAACAGGTATTTTATCATACATTTGAAATAAATCGGTTGTTTTAGGACCGTTTATATCTACTCTTCCATTTGATGGTCTATTACAATTCATTTATATTAATCTAATAGAAGAAAAAATTATATATTATTATTTTATACAACAATGAATTTTCAATCTATTGTTTTAACTATTGCAGTAGTTCTTTTAATTATATGCATGATTCTTATTGGTATTGCTTTAGCAAAATCCAAAAATACACAACAATGGCCCCCGCTTATAGGAGATTGTCCTGATTATTGGGTTGATATGTCCCAAAATGGTGCTCAATGCGTCAATATAAAAGACCTGGGCACATGCAATGGAAGCGTTCCTGCTGGACATCATTTACAAATGGATTTCACCGTGGCTCCATACATAGGTCAGACTGGATTATGTTCAAAATATAGTTGGGCAACCGGGTGTGGCATCACGTGGGATGGTATCACTTCTGGAGTTAGCAACCCATGTGATACTCCACCACCTGCTTCCAATTAACAAAAATAAAAATTTATAACAATTATATTTTATTTAATTATTATAAATGGCAGTAACCAATCGTATTTTTGGAACGAGCCGGAGCAATAGCGAAGGTGAGCGACTGGAATCCGTAACGTTAGTGAAGGATTTTGAATTGTCATTAATTAAAAAATTACCATTGGATATTGAACTCATTATTCAAGAATTCATACCTTTGCAAGTTCTATGCACATTAAATAAAAAATTCTTTATAAAATATCATGCGCTTGTAAAACAATGGATTCCTAAAGATCAATATGAAAATTATATACGCGATATGGTAAGACGCGATAATGACTTTGTTTTCTCTCTATTAATCAAAGAACACTATAAAAAATGGTTGCAAATTAAAAAATATAAATACAAAAATAAAAATTATGGAAATTACATGTGCTTCGTAGATAGCTTTTGTATTGAAAATGAATCTACAAAATGCAGAAATTTATTAAAAGAATTTTTAAATAAATCTGGTTTGAGTAAAAATCAGCATAAAAAGAATACTATTACAAATATAATATGGACCAATTAAACATGAATGACGTTTTGAATAGACAACAAGATGTTATTAAAATGAAAGAAACACTCAAGGATTTTGAACTTAACAAACACAACCATTTATTCAAGAAAGGTATTTATGTTTATGGAGAGCCAGGAACTGGTAAAACTACATTTGTTATGGATATTCTAAAAGAAATGAACTATGACGTTGTTAGATATGATGCCGGCGATATTAGAAATAAAACAATTATTGATACTCTTACAAAGCACAATATGTCTGATAAAAATATTATGAGCATGTTCCACAAAAAAATCAAAAAAATCGCCATTGTTATGGATGAAATTGATGGCATGAATAATGGCGACAAGGGTGGAATTAACACATTAATCAAGTTAATACGTCCAAAGAAAACTAAAAAGCAGAAGCTAGAAGAAGTAACATTAAATCCCATTATTTGTATAGGAAATTATCACATTGATAAAAAAATTAAAGAACTTATGAAGGTTTGCAACACAATAGAACTAAAAAAACCAACAATCACCCAAATAAATAGCATGATTAAAATGCTCATGCCTGTAATGGAAGAACCGCTGCAACAAAATATTGGCACCTTTATCCAATTTGATTTGCGAAAACTTAAAACTATTCATAACATTTATCAAAATAAACAAAGTATTCTTAAAAATGATATTATTAAAAACATTTTTCAGGTTAAATCATACAATGATGACACCAAACAAATCACCCAAAAACTGATAAATAATAAATACCATATAAATGACCATTTATCAATTATGAATGAGACGGATAGAACTATTGTAGGCCTATTATGGCATGAAAATATTATTGATGTTTTAGGAAAAATGAAACCCAATGCATCAATACCGGTTTATTTAAAGCTATTAAATAATATGTGTTTTGCTGATTATATAGATCGCATTACTTTTCAAAAGCAAATATGGCAATTTAATGAGATGAGTTCTCTCATCAAAACCTTTAAGAATAACAAATTATACCACGATTCTTACAAAAAGAAACCAAAATATAACCCTTTAGAGGTTAGATTTACAAAGGTTCTTACAAAATATTCTACCGAATATAACAACTCTATATTTATTCAAAATTTATGCCAGCAACTTGGCATGGATAAAAAAGATGTGTTTGCATTCTTTTTAAATTTGAAAAATAGATGTGATGATAATGAAGCCGCATTATTATTTGAAAATTATGAAATTACAAAATTAGATATCAATCGCATTTATAGATATTTGGAAAAATACACAAAAGAAGATGCTGAAGATTGTGAAGAAAATGCAGAGGGAGAAATTTCAGACATCGAAGCCTAAGTATTTTTTATGTCCATATCCAGAGTCCTTCACTACAGAATCCTTCACTAATGTTACGGATTCCAGTCGCTCACCTTCGCTATCGCTCCAATTTTTTTCTTATTTTTTTTCCCTGTAAAAAATAAGAAAAGGTTTAAGAATCCTTCGCTATCGCTCCGGCTTTCTCTATATTATTTTTATGATTTTTATATTTTATGTGGGTTTTTATATTTTATGTGGGTTTTTATATTTTATGTGGGTTTTTATATTTTATGTGGGTTTTTATATTTTATGTGGGTTTTTATATTTTACAGGTAAGTTTTCACCTGAGTGATGCTCTATTCTGCTTGCGTGCAAACTTTTCCTTGACAGATGTTTGCAACTGACACGGGTCATCATATACGGTGGTCATGTGACGTTCATACTGCTCAGCCGAATCATAGAACAAAACCACCGGACTTCTTCCGCCAAATTCTCCTGTGCAATGCATCGCCTTGAAATACAAGTCCTCGTTGCGAGATCCGACCCTGTGCCCATAATACTTTTGACCAGTCATAGCATTTCTAATTGTAGTGCCCTGCGAACCAGATCCAAATAGGAATGTGATAAGCTTCTTGGGCTTTCCAAGAACAGAAACCCATCTCTGCACGCTAAAACGCAAATCATCCTTTTCTGTTTCTGCCATAAATTTATTAACCTTTTGTCTATTAGATGTGAATGACATGTCATCATCATCGGAATTGCTGACATTGCTGCAGTAATCGTAGTCGGGGTAATAGCTCATTGCTGCTGTGGGTGTCTTAGATAATTATATATTACGTGGTGTTTATTTAAATCAATTTTTTTTTGAAATATTAATTACCAATAGAATTAACCTTTGCACGAATTGATTTATTAATTATCTCACTAATTTTACTTTCCAAATATTCCGTTTTGGCTTTCAATTCGCTGTTTTCCTTCATAAGAGAATGAATTACAATAGTTTGTTCTGATAATTTTTTCTCATATGCTGTTGCCAAATCTATTGGATTTGCATTCATCAAGTTGCGTTGTTGCATTTTTCTTTGATTCTCATGCGCTTCTATTCGTTTCTGCGTTAATTCTTGCATTTGTTGAAAAACCTCTGGCTTATGCTCAGGCTTTCCCGGGTGATAATTGTCTAGTAATGTATCAATGGTTTCCATGAAAAACTCTTTAATTTCAGGTTCCTTTACAAAATCATCTACTGTTTTATTTGATAATGTAACATACGGATTTGGCGTTTCCAACATTGTTTTTTTATCAAACGAATTATGAACATGTGAAAAAACCAAAATGGATTTCATAGAATCCAGTTGAACAAACGGTATCGTATAGTTTTTAAGGAATAATGTTTCCTCTGCTAGTGCTGCATTGTCATCATATCGTGTTTGCTGTAATAATTCGCGACGAAATGCGAATGTTGCTGCAGTAGAATGATTTGGTCCATATGGTCCAAACTTGTACATCTTATGAATATGTTTGAAATAGAGAAACATTTCACTTGAACCAGCACAAAGCGCTTGCGGGTTTTTCTGCAAGGTTTCTACTGCATGGGACACCCGTTCGGGCGGATAATAATCATCGTCGTCCATATAAATAATAATTTCACCCTTGGATTTTTCATGCATCAAATTTCGCTTCTTTCCCAAATTCATTTTTTTATCATATTTGAAATACTGTACCTGCGGAATATGTGCAACTAGATCTCCGATTTTGTCTGTTCCATCGTCAATAATAATCCATTCCATTCTATCTTTGGGATACAACTGATTTTCAAAACACTTTATAATCATTGGATAAAATGGGCGTCTATTAAACGTCGGTGTGCAAATACTTACAAATGGCAATAATGATTTTGGAGCGAGCCGGAGCGATAGCGAAGGTGAGCGACTAGAATCCTTCACTAACGTTACGGATTCTGAGCCTTTATTATTCTTCTTATTTTTCATAAAACTCCTGTAAATATAATATAAAAATTTGTTTATATTATATATTTTAAAACTTATTTATTATTTGTATTATTTGTATTATTATTTGTTTGGAGCGAGCCTGATCAATAGCGAAGGTGAGCGACTGGAATTCTGAAGGATTCTTATTATTTCTTTTTTTTTGCACCCCCAAATAGGTTTTCAATCTTTTGAAACATGGTCATTTCTATTTCTGTCGCCACCGCAGTTGGTATGCAAATTTTTTCAACTTGAGAATAATCTCCCAATCCAAATGTGCAATGATCTATTCCTTTGGGTGTATATTGTTTATATATGGAAGAAAAGAAGTATAACAAAATGCAAGCTATTATAGCTACAAACGCAGTATAACCATAATCTCCAAAATTACTTGCCGCACTTAAAATAACAGTAAATGACATGAAATACATAATAATGCTCATCTTGAATTTGAGTATATTTTTTATAGTATCTAAGACACCATATGGTTTGCCTGATACAGAATTTTGAGATTTCATAAATAACGGAAATATCATGCAAAATGTGGATATCAAAAACGATGTAACTGGTATAATAAGCGATATTCCAGCTACGAAAAATGCAATAATTGATATAAAAATGTAAAATAACGACCAATACCACGTCATTATACCCCACATTTCTCCATTTTTCCAAGTTGTTGCATCCTTTGTTTCAGTTTTTTCACTGAAAAGCAGGTGAATATTTGAAAACCACAATATAATTAAATAAAATGTTGTTACAATTCCTGTTAAACCATAAACAAACCCGCCTATCAATGGACTTAATAATATTATCAAGGTTTCAGGCAAAATGGAATTTATAAAATTATATATAACATTATTTATGTTAAAATTGCACGCAATTACCTCTTGCAAAGTAGTCGCAATATACAATTTATACACGTTTGATTTTGTTCCATTTATCATATCTTTTAATGCTCCTAGAGTTTTATCAATTGTTTTAAAATTTTCACCTAGTGGAAACTTCAATTTTGCAGACCATATTCCCTTGTCCGTTTTAACGACATTTATATCTATTGGTATTTCTTTAATAGGAGGAGTAATGTCTGTATATGGTGCAAATGCTAAGCAGGTTGGGAGTATATTTGATTGTGCAACTTTACCCGTGTATAAAACCATAGCGCCTATTATTATTAGGACACCTAATGCTATTAGCTGATACGCAATCGCTAAAAAAAAACTCAATATTGAATCTTTAGGTTTAGAACTAGTTTTTTTTTTTTCGTCTATAGCTGATGTATCTGTATTTGACATAACTATAATAAAATGATATAAAATTTTATTAAATAAATTGCTAAAAGAGTCAAAAGCTGGTAAAATGCATAATAAATTGTCCAATAAAATATAATCTTAATAAAATATATATGGATAAGCAAAATTTAATTATCTGGTCATTTATTTTATTATTTTTAATTATGGGTATTTTTCAATGGGGGGATTATCTAATAAAAAATAATTATATTATTGAACAATTTACGTCTTTTGGGCCAATTACGGATAATGGCGGGCCATCAACAAACCACACAGTTAATTTACCTTTAACAACTACGATTTCTTGTCAAAATATGTGTGGTCCAAATAATAGATGTTCATTAACAGGAGAACAATGCAGCTCAGACATTGATTGTTTTGGTTGCAATCCACAGACAAAACAATTTGCTCCGGAAAATAGTCCATTAGTCGCAAATGTTCGCGGACAAAATGATGCAGGTAAATTGACTACAGAACAAACGCCAACATATTCCGTTTTAACAACCGATATTGGCACTCGTGCTAAATTAATTGATAATCAGAATACACAGCCTGCGGAATATTTTAAAGGGGTAAATACGTGGAAAGAAACATATGATGCTGGCAAAGAATTATTTGATAAGAGATATAATCCTCAAGCGCAAGCATTTATGCCAAATTATCCAGAACGCAAAACTTTATCTGGCGAGTTTGAAGATAACGGGCCTCTTGCAGCCAATGATTTTCTTGAATAGGAGAATCCTTCAGAATTCCAGTCGCTCACCTTCGCTATTGCTCAGGCTCGCTCCACCAACGTTCTCACTTCGTAGAGGATTCCGTTTATTTTACTAGTAAAAATTTAGATGGAGGAAAAAGGAAAAGTAAAAAAAAAAAATCTAAATAATATATATATGTCATCTCTCACAAGTTTGTTTAGAAAAAAACATAAATATGAAACTCAAGCAGATTTAAAAGATATGTCTGCTGAACAAATTGTTCGTTTAAATCCGGGTGAAGTTGGACACTACATTGAGGGAGAAACAGGTGGAATTCCGTTAACGGGTAAAAAAAAATCAGCAATGATTACTTTATTAGCTATTAAAAGACACAATAAAGCTACACCAAATGAAGGCGCTAGACAAGGAGCTATAACTAGATTTTTACGAACAGAAGGTATTGTGTCAGATCCAGAAGTTGATAAATTAATTATGAATACTCATACAGAAAATATGCGAGAACAACTACAATTAAAGGACATGACAAATAGACTTAGAGCACTTAGTAATAAACAACCTATTCCAGATACAGATGAAGAATCAATGGCCAGAAGACTTCAAAATCTTAATTCAGGAGGAAAAAGAAAAAGAAAAAGAAAAACAGTTTCAAAAAGAACTCGCAAAGAGAAAACTAAAAAAGGTCGCAAGCCATCTAGAAAAACAAATAGAAAAACAAATAGAAAAACAAATAGAAAACAAGGAAATAATACAAGAAGAAAATAGAAAAATATATGGAGCGAGCCGGAGCGATAGCGAAGGTGAGCGACTGGAATCTTCTACGAAGTGAGAACGTTAGTGAAGGATTCTGCATTATAATCATTTTTTATCAATAACAACTTCCTTGGCAACATTTCTTACGATTTTATTATGCTTTTTATCATCATCCTCCAACGTTGAACCACCCATTGATTCGCATAATATATGCTGATATTCCAAATGTTTCTTGGTATCCGTGTCTTCGGCAGTTGGATTTTCGGCCCTCCATTGTGGTAGCTGTTTTATATTTTTATTTTCAATGCCTTTTATGGCTTGTTTTATTTTAACATTTTCTCCATTCTCTTTTTCCCATGCATCCTTGTCTTTCACATACAAGGTTTCCCGCTTCAAGTCACTGCAATGAATTGGGCGCTTGAAAATGTCTAATTCCTTCAAATTCCGAATAAATATTTTACTCATACCTTCTGTGTATCCTACTCTACCAATCATATCCAAGTCCGATATCTGTAGCTTAATCGTATTGACAAAATCCATAATATTAAGTGCATCCTTACATTGCTCATTCAAAAAGAAATTTAGATTGAAATTGTTGTTCGTATTATTACAATTCGTAGTAATATTTTTACCCTCTTTTGCAAGCTCCATCATTTGTTTATTTTGCTCAATAATAAGTTCTTTGAGTTCTTTGTTTTCATTCATTTGCAGCTTGAATAGCTCTGCCAGCATTTTAAAGTCTGTATTCTCCGCGTTAGAGCTTACAGGTTTGCTTACAGGTTCTTCTGAATTGCACATTTTTTTGTGTCTCCATAATGTTGTTCTGCTATTAAATATTAAACCACAACAGTGACAAATTTTGGTGCTTTTTTGCGCGTTTGTCGTTTCATTTGTTTCATTTTGTTTCAAATTGTGTTTAGCAGTTGATAAATGTCTGGTCCAGTCAGTTTTTTTAGAGCAAATAAAGTCACACTTTATGCATTCAAAGGTTTTGGTGGTTTTTGATGTAATTTGTGTTTCATTTTGTTCCATTTATATGACAATAGAAAAATTCCTAAACCTTTTTTGCAAGAAATAGTTAAAAATGTTGAAAATTATGCTCACAAAATTTTTAACTTTTAATTCGCAATTTAGAGCATTATGCTCAGAACGTGTCAAAAAACAGCGTTTTCCAAGAATCCTTTCCGTTTTCAAAAAAAGGACATTTTTTTTGTCCTTTTTTCATTTTCACCAATACTTTTGACCCCCCAAAATCTGCATTCTTCTCTAAGCCCTTTTGGGAATATATATATTAATTGAAAGATACTTAAAGTATTTTAAAGCAGCTTATATAGGATTTATTTCAATGCTCCGATGTAAGCAAAATCCTTGAGTTTAATGCGCAGCCGATTTATAAAACTCATCGAATTATCCGTGACGAACTGACACGAAAGCATAACGCGTTTCTGATTCGCACACAGCTTGGATGCTCTGTGGTATAAATAATTTCCTTCAAAACATAGTGCGTTATTATTCAAATCCATACTGATAACTTCGTTCTTGTCATTTTTAAATTCAAACTTGGTGCATGTAAGGTCTGTTGTTATCGGAATTAATACAGTAAAAAAACGGCCATTATAATAATTATAATCATAATGCCAATTAATCCAATCCCCCTCATTTTCATAAACAAGCAGGACACATGAAGTTGGAAATGATAAATCAGTTGGATATACTTTGACGCCGAGCAATTCTGAAATTTTATTGCACAATTCATTCTGATAAAATGGAATAATACTTTTGGAATTCTTTGCAATTTGACCTGTTGGGACAGTTACTCCTGCTTTATTTGGCAGAGCACAATTTGCTATATTTTCCGTAAAAGACGTGATTTCAACGCGTTTTTGGATGCCTTTATTTCCCAACATGGATTGTATCTCGCTCATTATATTACTATTTAAGTTTTCAGGAAATTCCTTGTAAAGACAAAATGTATTACTGCATTTATATTTTTTGGTTGTTATTTGACATGAACCAGAGTAATATGCATACACAATTATAAGTACAACAATAATTAGCAGTATTATTACTAGCATTGTAAAGCATTTCAAGTATTTCATGTATTTCATATTATAGATTGCCTTTTTCATCTATAATATAAAACAATATTAAAAATAGTGGAATAATAAGAATCCTTCACTAACGTTCTCACTTCGTAGAAGATTCCAGTCGCTCACCTTCGCTATCGCTCCGGCTCGCTCCAAAACACCCGTTGATAGATTAAGTTGCATACATAAGACCACAATTTCCACCAACAAATGTAACCACGTTCCATCTCTCTTCCATAATAGTTAGGTCAAAATTGTAATCATAAATTCTCCAAGTGGGCTTGTTAATGCCAATGATATTTCCAGTTTGGGGATCACAAATTGCTAATGATTGTGCATACGGATCCAAAGCTGGCACAATTGTATTAAATTCAAGTTCAATTGTAGTAAAACGACTCATGTTAATGGCTCCCATTGGCTGCAAATCTAATGGGTTATTACCTAGACAATAATTGTAACAATACAACCCAAGTGGAGCAGCCCCAACAGTTTTTAGCCATTTTTCAATATAATTATAAACACCAACGGGTTGAGCATTCTCCCTGTAAGACCCATCTAATAATATAGCCATATTAGTTAATATGCCCTTTGTATTTGCTGCGTGAGCTCCCCCCGTAATATACCATGGTGTAGATTGACCATCTGGATTTACACCAGGACCAATATTAACAGATGTTTGACTTCCGTCTGGATTTGTTCTTACAATAGGAAATGTATAATCGCCTCCAGTTGGAGCTGGTGTTATATCATATGGCGCGTAACTATATGGCCAATTGGAATAGTTTGACCATTCATTTCGCAAATTAGCATCACTTCTTTGAAAATAGAACATCATACCCGCAACCATACCGTTTGAATCCATTTGAACTTTATTTGCACCAGTTACATTATAAAATTTTTGTTCTCGCACTTGTTTGAATAAATAAGTTTGTTCTTGAAGAGCAAATAAACGCGCTTCTGCATTGGAAAGAAAACAATATGTGCAATTTAAATGAATATCAGCATTCCATAAAGTTCTTGTATCAACATAAGAATTAAGTCCTACTTCTACATCAGGTGGGGTTTGTAGAAATCTGTAAAATTGCATATACCATAAATTAAAATTGGGGGAAATGTATGGGTAATTATTTGCACTATCAAGCACATCACGAATACGAAATAATTCCTGAATTGGACGCATTGTTATATTGACATGCAATTCATTATATTGCAATGATATTAACGGAAAAGCCATCTGCGTTTTGAAGTTAAACCAACTATTTAATGGAATATACAATGTTCTTCCATAAATGGAAGGTCCTGCACCAGTTGGATTATAATAAGCATTTGGATACGCATTTACACGAGCACCAGAATTAGCGGGATCGTTCATTTCTGGAATATTTCCAGTCATTTCATTAAACAACAATACTTTGGTTCCATTAAAATCGCGTTCAGTCATATTTTTAATATATTCCCCGGAATATTCTTGAATTGTTTGATTGCCGCATGTGATGGTAATTTTAGATATCATCAAAGCTCCAAGAGACTCAATCCATTTAAATTCGTATGGAACCCATTTCCCGCTATTATTAAGTTCAGAATTTTGATCGGTATTTGGAGGCATAATAGGACTCCAAATATTAGGCATATCTACACTTAAATAACAATCCATTAAAAGGTCAGCATATCTAGGTATTTTAAAAGTAAATTGTGATTCTTCTGCTAAACGCAAAGTTTTTGCCCCTTCAAAATCAACACGAAATTTTTGCATTCCAAAATTTGTATAACGAGCATACGCTGCTTTAAAAAAAGTTTTTGATGGATTTCCATTTAATATAATATTTTGTTGTCCTTCACTGACCAATTGCATTAATCCTCCAGCCATTGTTTTAGATATACTATACAAATAATTTATATTTAACTTTCTTTGAATATTTATTATAAAATAATATAAATAATATATGCATTTTGCAATTTTTAAAATTAGTATTATATAATAGGATATGGATGCTATGAACAAACAGATGAATATGATTGCAAATCTTAAGGAAAATTTTGTATCTAATATGTTGGTCGGTATGATTATATTGGTGATTATTGGTGCATTGTGTTATTACTTCTATATGAGAAATCTATTGACACGCGAATGTAATAGAATGGACAATATATTTGCAACATTAGACGGTTCTATAAAATCATTAAATCCAACAGACCCAAATTGCGGATACACTTTTAAAGACTATTATATTAAAACTGCATACAATTGTTGCAGTCCAGGAACATTTAAAAATGATTATGTATCAATATGCGCACTAAAAGATGCATTAAAACAAGGAGTACGAGGTTTAGACTTTGAAATTTTTTCAGTTAATGATCAGCCAGTTGTAGCTACATCAACTGTAGATAATAATAATATTAAGGAAACATATAATGTTGTGCCTTTTTCAGATGTTATGAATATAGTAACGACGTATGCTTTTGCAACAAGCACGGCACCAAACCCATTGGACCCGATAATATTTCATTTCAGGTTTAAGAGCGCGAATCAAAAAATGTATCAGAACTTTGCAAGTTTGTTTAAAAATTATGATTCATTCTTTTTAGGACCATCATCAAGTTTTGAGCAAAATGGGAAAAACTTTGGAAATTCTCAATTACTAGATTTGAAAGGGAAAATAGTTGTCATTGTGGATAAATCAAACAACACATTTATGGATACACCGGATTTTCTTGAGTATGTAAATATGACGAGCAATTCAATGTTTATGCGCGCGTTGCATTATTATGATGTGAAAAACACGCCAGACCTAATTGAGTTGCAGGATTACAATAAACAAAACATGAGTATTTCAATGCCAGATAATGGCGAAAATCCGCCAAATCCTAGCGCAATTGTGTGTAGGGAAACTGGATGCCAAATGATTGGTATGATGTATCAGAAAAATGATGTTAATTTGCAGGAAAATAATGCATTTTTTGGTAATTGTGGGTATGCATTTTGCTTGAAACCTGAAAAGTTGAGATATATTCCAGTAGTAATTCCAGACCCCCCACCCCAAAATCCTGCGTTGTCATTCCAACAACGTTCAGTCAAATCCGATTACTATGCTTTCAATATTTAATCAACCTTTGAGAAAGGTTGAACCAAAGCAAATCAAAACAATCAAATCAAAACAATCAAATCAAAACAATCAAATCAAAACAATCAAATCAAAACAATCAAATCAAAACAATCAAATCAAAACAATCAAATCAAAACAATCAAATCAAAACAATCAAATCAAAACAATATAATAACTAGAAAATAAATTATTCTAAGTATTATATAAGATAATTTACAATGAAAAAGATATGCGATAAATCAATGAGTTTCCAGGAATGTGAATTAGCAATATTAAGAACAGCTATAGACAAGGCCGAGGAAAGAACCGGAAGAGCTGCGGCAAATTCGTCAGAGGTCAAAAAAATAATTAACATTGTTGAAAATTTTCTTAAACGCAAGAAATTAATTTGCTATGGAGGAACAGCAATTAATAATATATTACCCAAACAGGATCAGTTTTATAACACAGAAGTTGAAATACCAGATTATGATTTTTTCTCCCCCAATGCATTGCAAGATAGTAAGGAACTCACAGACGACTATGTTAAAGAAGGTTTTATTGAAGTAGAAGCAAAATCCGGACAACATCACGGCACATTTAAGGTATTTGTGAATTTTATTCCAGTTGCTGACATTACATTTCTCCACAAAGATATTTACAAGTCATTAAAATCCGAGGCAATACGCATAGCGGGGATTTTATATGCACCTCCAAATTATTTGCGCATGTCAATGTATCTGGAATTGTCTAGACCAGCTGGTGATGTTAGTAGATGGGAAAAGGTTCTAAAAAGATTGACACTGCTTAACAATAATTATCCATTAAAATCAAGACAGTGTAATGACATAGATTTTCAGAGAGATATGGAAAATAAAAAGGATGAAGATAAGATATTTCATGTAGTGCGAGATACATTTATAAATCAAGGGGTTGTTTTTTTCGGAGGTTATGCGATTTCTCTTTATGCACATTATATGCCAAAACAATTGCAGAAAAAGTTGGCGAAAGTTCCAGATTTTGATGTATTGTCGGAGGATCCCGTAAAAACTGCTGAAATTTTAAAAGAGCGGTTGCAAGATGCGGGTTTCAAAAAAATTAAAATTGTTAAACAAAAATCCATTGGTGAAATTGTTGCACCACATTACCAGATACAAATTGGTGGTGATACTGTAGCATTTATTTACAAACCAATTGCTTGCCACAGTTACAATACAATTACTATTGATAAACAGCAAGTGAAAGTGGCGACGATTGACACCATGTTGAGTTTCTACTTGGCGTTTTTATATTCGGCTCGCACTTATTACGACACAGAACGTATTGTTTGCATGGCACAATTTCTTTTTCAAGTCCAGCAACACAATAGATTGGAACAAAAAGGTCTTTTGCGAAGGTTCAGTATAAATTGTTATGGCCATCAAGAAACTGTGGAGGAAATGAGGGCAGAAAAGGCTGAAAAGTTTAAAGAATTAAAATCATTAAAAAATAAACAAGACGCAGAATACGAAGAATGGTTTTTGCGATATAGACCCGCTGATGCAAAAGATGAAAAAGAAGAAAAGAAAAGTAAAAAAGAAGAAAAGAAAGATAAGAAGCCGAAATCTACAACAAAAAAACAACTAACAAAACGCGAAAAACTTATAAATAAATACAACGGAAAATCCAAAACACAAAAACGCGGCCGTGGTGGATTGTTCTTCTAATTTAAAATGTGGTATTATATCCTTTGTATTTATCCAAAAAACTGTTAATATCTTCAATTGTTTTTGCATCATCTGCATCAAATTTATAACCCGCTGGAATATTTGACAAATGAACATTTTTTTTTGACCGAATTTCTTGAATTTCACTATCAAAATCACGTATTTCATTTTGAATATTTTTTATCAATACGTCTATATCTTCATCTTCGGCCGAGCTTGAATAGTTTGTGCAGCATAATAACAATTTAATAAATATATCATTTGTTTCTTCTTTTATATTAAGTATATTTTCATTAAAATCATCCGTTATAAAATTAAATGTCAAATCAGAGTTTGCATCATTAGCTCCAGCATCAATATCAACATTTCTACTTGTAATATCATCCACAATTTTTTGGGAGCTATATTTTTTCTTTTTAAGTATCACGTCACTAATATTTAATTTTGAATTTAAAGGGCTATCTAAATGCAAAAATTTATCTGTAATCATTATATTATATTATATTATATATTATTTATATTTTATAATATTGGAGTATCCTCTGAATTGACTAATTTTTTATAGCGGTCTTGTAAAAATAAAAACTTGCATATACTAGTGTTTAATATATATTTCTCACTTTTTATAACATATTTTTCTAAATAGTCTTTTACTTTTAATTTTTGTGATATTAAATTAGTTATATCGGCGTCTATGTCATTAGACATTTTAATGCCGGCTGCCTTTTTATATTGTAAATTTAATATTCCGGTTAGAATATATTTATATACTTCAATGTTATATTTTATAAACATAAGTTGTTTCTCAATCTCCGCTACTCTATATATCATCATTTTATTCACAAATGTTTTATCTTCTATATAATTTACCTTGCATATAAAATTGCACAAATCAGTATTTTTATTATCTAATTTTGGTTTGGATGAACGTTCATACATTTTAACTGGGTCAATATCATCATTGCTATCATAATTAATTGGAGGTTTATAAGTTGTATCACAACACAACAATAATGCATTATATTTTTCAGCTATAATCTTTTCGTCAGTTTCTAATTGTTTTTCTAAATTTTGCTCTTCAGTATCATTTTCATCAAACTTTTTATTGTATATTTTCAATAACTCTTTCGTTATATCGGATAGGGACATTATTATATGTATGTTAATAATATTTTATTTTAAAAATATTATTCTGTTGATTACACTATTTATTTTACTGTTTATTTTACTTGTTATTTATTTGGGTTTTGCTTGTTGCTGTTCTCTCTTTTTATAATTTTCCATAAATAAATCTCTATTTTCAAAATATTGCGTTAATAATGGGCCTGTATCTTTGTTATATGTTGATTTAACAATATTCATTGCACTGTAAAACGACTGCATTGGGATATTTAAATTTACTAGTTTATTTTTTACATCTTTACTAATTACACCCGTTGCATTATATTTGACTACTGGTAAAAGACTTGTTGCTGGGGGTGCTGCGGCGAGGGGTGCCGTAGGTTCTGGCAAGTCCAACTTTTGAGCTTGACTACTAAAAACCGTGTAAATTTGATTAGAAATTGTGGCTAATTCTTTCATAAACACCGAATTTGCATTGGTTCCTGTAAAACTTTCACATTCAAGATAGCGAATTTCTGTTAATAAATTGAATATTGCTTGCACTGCCACATCATTTATAATATCTGTTGGTGTCATTTCTTTATTTTGAGTTATAGCATTTATTATATTTGTCGTAAGGATTACTGTAAGTGCAGAAGCAGCAGGAATGACAGCGACACCAGAAACAATAGCAACACTGGAAACTATAACCGCAAGTGTCGACGCAGTCCAATTATTAAGAAAAGCTGTCCCATTTTTTGTGCGAACCCCTGCAGCCAATGATGCTATATTTAACAGCGTTGTCATCCACCTAGAACCTTCAAGCGTTTTCCATTGCATTTGTATATCATCCGCTGCTTTAAATAATGCACTATCATCTGTTATTTGGGCATTAGCAGTATTTGTCAATGTTCCAATTGCTTCAATATTATTAAAACATATAGGTAGAAGTTGGTTTTTTGTTTTTATTTCCTGCAAAACTTCTAGAT